ATTTAATTATGGAAATGTGGTGGTATAAAACTTTCATATTGTCCTTTTATGAAACCAGTCCTATAATTTTCAACTATATCCAGGTTGTAAAGTTTATCTTCGAGTTCTATAACTTCCAATTCCTTTATTACGTCATTCCTTACCATAGAGTACAGAACCAACATCGACTTGTAAAGCTTTTTCACTTTAGTATAACCAATGTAATCAGGAAATATTCGTTCCAGATTTGAAGCAGATAGATCCATATAATCTACCATTCCGCTTCTAGAAGAATACTGTTCCATTTTAACTACTATAGGGTTCTTAGCTGATACCTCCTCAAATTTCTGAGCTACCTCATTCGCCGCTCCAGGCTCAGCTCCCATATGTATTAATAACAGCCTGACAAAGTTGACATTATAAATAGCCTCATTGTCCGCTATGATATTAATTATCGTCTCGACCCTTATATCTTTAGGAAAATAAGGATCACGTAGTATTGGTCTGAAAACACTAGCTAATTCAACTACAAAAAGGTCTGAAGCACTAGAACATCCCATCTGTCTAAGTTTTTCTTGGTATAAACCTGAAGATCCTCCTAGAAAGCAGGTGTTATTTAGCTTTTCTATGACAGGTCCATCTTTGTGTACTATATCTAAAACCCAATTGAATTCTTGAAAGAACACATCTGGAATTCTATCATCAGTTGCAGCCGAACCAAACATTTTCATCACTTTCGATATGTAGTCTAGAATGTTTTCAATCAATATCGGAGTATCATCATTATCATTCTGATCATTGATCAAAATATGTCTGCCTACTCTTCTAGCGATTGTAACACCCTTAGAACCAGCTCTATCAAATTCCTCCCTCGTACAATATATACACCAGTCATTAGTTTTATAGCGTTGCATCTGATGAAACATCATCCTTGACACTGAAATGGTAATCGCTTTTACTCCTCCAGCTAAAGATTCTAGTCTCATCAATCTGCTACGCAATCTATTCTCGCTTCCCTGAATAGCTAAATCATGTAATTGACGTTTTATCATATTGTTATCCTTTACAGAAGTGTGTAAGTACCTTCGCCCTACATTCCTTATACTCCATCTTGTTTCGCCATATCCGTAGTTATCCATCAGAGACTCCTCTGCCGTTATAGCATTTAAGACTCTAGAATCAAGAACAACATCTTGTATGAACTTACGTCCGTAATCCAAAACAGGATTCTGTTCTATCAACGTATCAGCCAAGTCGCCACTTTTGTCTATAACTACACCATCCTGCAAGTAATAGTTAATATTAAACAACTCTTTATCAAAAGGGTTACTCATATAAGCTATCACCGCATCCTTATTGCTCACATATAGACCTTGCATACCTATTCCTAAACCATATAGTTTGACAGGAGAAAACAGGTTATAAACTGGTAATCTTACCAGCTTTGTACCTTTTCCGTCACTCCTTACCACTTTAATGGAATTCTTCAATAATGATGAATAAAGAATAAGCATTATACCGTCTATCTCTGGTAGACCTCTTGCCACCATTTCACCCACAGAACCGTTATACCCCAACATCAATTCCTGGACATCAACCAGAGTATTAGTCGTCTCCGAAGAGAACGGGACCGGAAGACCAAATCTTGGGATAATGTATCCGTAGATAATACTCTTCTTCAAATACTCATAGTATGACCGTCTTACTACAGTCTTAAACTTATTGATTATCATGTAGTTATCTTTTGCTGCTTTTGAAATAGACTCAAGAAAACTATCCATATCTTCAGATGAAAAATTCTCCGATATTAATATAATATGAGCGGCATCATCACCTTGATATTTATGTTTCTTGAAAGCCATTTTCTTCAACAGCTTCGGATCCATGATATGTAACAAATAGTCATAAACTGCACTATTAGTCAATCCATTAATTGATAAGGTATTCAATTCACCTGAGTTCAGCTGGTTTGTATGTATTATTTCCTCCTCCGTATCACCTTGTACGACAAAGCTGGACCTAGCCAACCTCTCCCAAATACTGGTGATTAATTCAGAACGTGATTTCCACGGACCGAAATCCTCGATCTTAGGTAATGCTTCTTGCATTCCTTCAATCATATATTTCCTTACATTCTCATACTTCTCAGTTTGATCATATGAGCTGTAATCCGATAATACACACATCAATTCCTCTCTACCTGTAGCATACAATCCTATAGCGTGGTCAGACGCTATCCTACCTACTTCAGATTGCACTGTGAATTCGTCTTGATCTCCTAAGTAATTCAATAGAGCCACTCCGAAACTTGCTTCTGCTAGAATGGTGTATAAACGCACTCCGAACACCGGCCTAAGTTTCCTAGCTGGAACTTCTCTAGTGAAAACTAACCCTGGAAAATCATCAGTCATTTCATTCTCAACATAAGATCTGAAATGTTCCACAAAATCCTCAGCATTTGCTAGAAATACTGATATCTTGCTACCGGAACTGACTGAAA